AAGGTGTAGTGCAGTCGGGCTTGAACCGCAGACATAACCTTAAGCTGGCGCTCCAAGAGAGCCAGTGTCGTGCCCACAGGGGCCTGTGCGGACATGTCCGACACGTTCATATCCGCTGTTGCGGCAAAACGACGGCCTTCTTCAACAATTTTATCTAATAGTCCTGACAGGACGATAGAAGGTTCCTTATATGGCAGGGGCAAAATGCTGTCGCGCAGTGCCCCAGAACCAATGTCTACATCTCGCCATTCTCCGGGAGCGATGGGGGTGTCGTCTCCCTTAATGCGCATTCCGCGAGCCTTAAGACCTCCGGGTAAGTTAGATAACGTCCCAGCATCGACAAGCTGACGCATAAGGCTGGTGGCAGATTTTGCGTATCCACCAATGAGGTGGAAGAGTCCAAAGCCGTAGGCTCCAAAGCCGGGGATGTACTGGTAGTGGACAAAGTGCTGGCGCTTGATTCTGAGGGGGTCATCTTGGTTCCAATTTCTGCGGATGGCGAGTACATCATTGCTTCCTTTTATCAGGGTAACTACGTATGGCTGCATCACTCCGGTAGGTTCACCGGCATCGTCCAAGTCTTCGTCGCCTTCCAATACCAAGTCAACATGGCACTCGTACAGGGTGTAACGCTCATCGTTCAGGTCAGAGAAGCCGGTCTCTTTGTCCTTGGCTTTCTTGATGTTGTCTTGCTCTTTGCTGGGGTCAGGCAACTCGATGTCGCGGTAAAAGCCTGCTTGCTGGAGCTTGATGATCTCGTTCTCGGTCTTGCGCATGACGTGGGTCAGGCGGTAGCAAGTGTCTAAGTCGGTAGTTCCGTAGGGCAGAATAATATCTTCCGCCGGTATAAACATAGATACTTGCCGTCCCAAACTGGGATCAAAATAAACTTTCTTGAACGCAGAGCCGGTGGCCGGCAAGCTCCACAACATACGCTCATGCTCAGGACGGAACTCGCGCATGACCTCAGTCAACTCGTAGTTCATGTCAGCCTCGACACGCACCGCCGCTTCTTGCTTCTCAGGAGTCTCTTTACCAACTATCTTTGTACGTACAGGGCCTGCGGCGGGGAACTGTTCAGTAATTGTCTCTGACTGAAAGCGCACAACAGCTTCTGTAATCATGGGGTGGAACACGCCACATGCACCGTTCCAAGGTTCTGTACGCTCTTCGTACTGGAGTCCCAGCAGCTTCAAACCTTCTGTATAGGCTTTCTCCCAATCTTTGCGTGAGCCTCTATCTTGCTCAACGTCACCAGCCAAGTCTCCTGCCAGTGAAGACAGCGCACCCTCGTCCATGTCCTCGGCCAAGTTCTCGTTAAAGTCATCCTCTTCTTCGCCGGGCATGATACTGATGTCCATATCCCCCGCGTGGATGTTCACGGCTTCAGGATCAACAATCTCAATTTCAATCGGCTCCTCGTCTTGCGACAGATCGTCTATGCCTTGGGGTTGTTGGTACAAAGACTTGTCTATATTGGTTGCCATTCTTTATCCTTAGTAGTACGCCGCAGTTCGGCTTTTAAAAAATCGTGGTTCATCTGGCTCATCCGTGTCTAGCGTGATGAAGCCGCCTTGTCTGAATCGAAGCAGTGCTTGGCTGGTCGTGTCCACAAAGTCATCGTGTTCGCCAACGGGGAAGGCCGCAACCTCCTCAATGACTTCACGCGCCCAGCGTGTGTCAGGTGCCCACACCATGCCCGAAGAGAACAGGTCAGCAATAGCCTGTACACGCACCATCTTATCGTTTCCACGGCTCGGTGTAAATTCTTGTACAGGGATGCCCATCGCCCTGAGTTCTTGGATTAACGGGCCACCAGCCGCCTTTTTCTCCACAATGAAGGCATCGGGTTGCCATTCTTTCCAGTGCTTGAAAGCGTACTGTTTGAGTTCGGGGAAGGCGATTCGGTCTTTGAAAGCGTCAAGGAGAATAAGCTGGGGCTTATCATTTTCTTCCTCGTTGTACCAGACCCCCCAAGTAGTACAGGCAGAATAGTCGGATGTGGTTTTGGTTTCATGCGCCGTGTCCCAAGACTGAATTATGTACTCGCAAGTGGGTGGGTCGTCACTGGGCCATATCCTCCAGTGCTTCCTTGAAATGATAGCCGCTGTGTCTGAGGTCGGCTGCTGCATGTACTGCGCGTTCCAATAGCGGGGGTCCATTGAGGACTTGGCGGACTTCAGCGCTTCCAGTGGCCACTGCTCCGGCCAGAGGGACTTCTCGTTGTCCGTGTCTTCGTTCAAGATGGCGGGAAGCTCTACTATCTCCCAGCGCGGGCTGTCTGGATTACTTACCTGATACTGTATGAGTCGGCCAGTCAAGTCCAGTGGCCCCCAGCGCGTCATGATTACTATGATCGCTCCGCCCGGCATGAGACGCTGCAACGGGCCAGTTTGAAACCAACTCCACGCCGTGTCAAACGCTAGACGACTGTTTGCTTTTACATCTTGTTCTGAGTGTGGGTCATCAATAACGAACAGGTCAGCACCGCGACCGGCAAGAGCGCCACCAACACCAGCAGCGTAATACTGGCCCCCAGCAGTAGTACTCCACTTTCCAGCAGCCTTTTGGTCATCTGCAACAATTGTTTTGGAAAAAAGCTCATGGTATTGCTCATCATCAAGTAAGTTACGAACCCGCCGACCAAAGTCTTCAGACAGCGACGCAGTGTGCGTGCCCATGATAATTTTCTTGTCAGGGTAATTACCTAGGAAGAACGCGGGGAACAGGTAGCTGGAAAACTCAGACTTACCCATACGTGGCGCAATGTTGATGATGACGCGCTTCTTCTTGCCTTCAATCACATCTTGGAATATCTTGGCCAGCTTCCTGTGGTGTGGCCCTACCTTGAATCCGGGGTAGACGTACTTGGAAAACTCGATCATGTTAGTGCGCGCTGACCTAATTGTCTTGAAGCCTTCTGATCTGTCCAACATGTCCAACGTCTCTAATTTCTCTCGTGGACTCATCAACGGCAGCTTGGCATAAAGCGCTGTGGCTTCTTGCTGGGTAAGTATGTGCTCACTCATCTTTATTTTCGGCTTCGTTTTCGACAGGTTCTTGCGGTGTGTTGATTTCTTCAATGTCTGTGTACTCAGCGTCGGACACATTCATGAACTTGGCCAGCTTTTCTTTGAGCTTCTTGTCGATCTCTTCTTCTGTCATGTCAAGTTTCTTGACCTCAATCTTGTCGGTGAATAGTCCGACTTCTGTGACTTTACCCAACAATCCCAACGCTTTTAGTCGGATATTGGCGCTGGGGTTTTTGCATTCTTCCAACAGTTGAGCTACGGCATAGCCACGAAGCTCCTTGGCCTGATGGACAAACTCCCAGTCATAAGCAGTAAGCATCCCTACTAAATGTTGCACCGCAGCAGGTGTTTTGATCTGGGACAGATGTTCGTGCGTGATTTCGCTTGGGGCGGCAGAGACTAGGTTGGTGAACGCGCCCCGCGCTGCTTTGACTTCTGCTTGGCTGACCACGGTATCTGTGTCTGCGGCTCCAAGACTCTTAAGCCAGTCTGTTGTTTTTACTTGAGCGTCGATCCTGTCTGCCGGATGTTCTTTTTCAAGCGGCGTAGGTTTACCCCAGTGGTCAACCACTTCGGGTTCAAAATCAATCAAGTGTTCTAGCATGGGCGCATAAGTTTCTTGTACCTGCGATGCGCGGAGTGTATACTATTTCTTAAGTGATGTGGCAAGTCGCCCAATTGGTCTTTGACCAACGGCTACAGCAGTTGCCCGTTGCTTCTCCTCGGTTGGATAGATACTCCGCCGTTTCACCCCCTGATTGCAAAGTCAGGGGGTTTTTTTTTTGATTGAATACTTATTCTGGGGCTTTGTATATTTAAACCGCCTTGTGTGTATTTTGTCCAACGGTTGACAAGAATTTTTATAAAATTTTATAGAAAATTATAATTAGTTGTAAAGTACTAAATTGAGTTGCGGAGAATGGTTGGGGAATAGTGTTCACTCGGCCAACGGTGGCTGCTATGTATAAGGGGGGGTGGGGGTATGGTGGGGGTCGAGGGCTACCCTGTTTGACCTTCCTAGAACCCCCGTCATGTAACACTAAGAGTGTCAAGACAATAACTTGGCATTCATCAACTAACTGGAGAAGTAACATGAAACAAGCAATCACTACAACCCAACTGTTCTTTGCACTCGGGCAAGCCGAACGCCTGACAAGGGACGCAACACTCAAGGCGCACAAGGACTACACCAAGTCCACGCCTGAGCAACAAGCCCAACTGATGCACGACTGCCTTGCACAGTTCATCATGGGCTACACAGACTGCACCCTGAAAGTGGCGGAGAGAATTCTCTCCCAGTCGAGAGACGACCGCACCAAGGATGCACAGGACGCCTACTACAA